ACCTTTAACACTCCCACCATCGAGGGTACGATCCTGCGCCGGACGAAGGCAGATGACAACGGCAAGCATCCCTGGAAGGCTGAGGTCACCGAGGGTGATTCCAATGTCACCGCCACCGTTATCACCAACTGGTATAACGAAGTTTACGAACCCACCTATGGTGCGGCTGCACCTGTTTCTGAATAAGGAGGTACTGACCTATGGATATGGAACGTAGTGCCGTGATCACCATCGGCGGCGAAGAATATGCTCTGATTCTTACCACCAAGGCAACTAAGGACATCGCCGGTCGGTACGGCGGTTTGGAGAATCTGGGCGATAAGCTGATGAAGACTGAGAACTTCGAACTGGCGATCTCCGAAATCGTTTGGCTCATCACCCTGTTGGCAAATCAGAGTCTTATGATCCACAACCTCAGAAATCCTGACTCCCGGCATACGCTGCTGACGGAGGAAATGGTGGAGCTGCTGACCACGCCCGTGGAACTGGGCGATTTTAGGAATGCAATCACGGAATGTCTGTTGAAGGGTACGAAGCGGAATATCGAAAGTGAGGCAGACACAAAAAACGCGGCAGTCGGGTAAGTGACGAAGAGTTATTTACCCGACTGCTATATTACGGCATCGGCCAGCTTCATCTATCCTGGGATGAGGTTTGGCTGATGCCTTTTGGCTTGCTCCTGGATCTCTGGGAGTGCCATAAGCAGTATAACGGTATCGCAAAACCCAAACGGGAGGTCTTTATCGATGAGATCATCCCACCCGGCATCTAAGAAGGAGGTGTAGGCTCTTGGCAGATACCTTCGGCTTAAAAATCGGTCTGGAGGGTGAGAAGGAATTTAAGAAAGCCCTCACAGAAATCAACCAGTCCTTCAAGGTGCTGGGATCGGAAATGAAGCTGGTCTCCTCCCAGTTTGATAAAAATGATTCTTCTGCCGAGGCTCTGGCGGCAAAGCATAAGGTGCTTGCCAAAGAGATTGACGCACAGAAGGAAAAAATCGAAATGCTCCGTAAGGCATTGCAGAATGCCACGGAGTCCTTCGGTGAGAATGACCGCCGTACTCAGCAGTGGCAGATCCAGCTGAACAACGCTGAGGCTGCTCTGAACGATATGGAACGGGAAATGGCCCAGACTGCGGATGAGGCAGATGACCTGGGTGAGGAACTGGAAGAATCTGCTGATGCTGCGGAAAAGTCCGGTGACCGGTTTAAGAATCTCGGCTCCATTCTGAAAACAGTCGGAGCAGCTATGGGTACGGTGGTGGTTGCCGCCGGTGCTGCCGCCATCAAACTGGGTACGGAAGTTGTGCAACAGTTTGGTGAGCTGGAGCAGAACCTGGGCGGCTCGGTAGCTGTATTCGGTGAGTACGCTGCGGAGATCCAGAAAACCGGCGAAGATGCCTATCGCAACCTGGGCCTGTCCCAGAGTGAATATCTGGCAACTGCCAATAAGATGGGCGCTCTGTTCCAGGGCTCCGGTTTGGATCAGCAGAAAAGTCTGGAACTGACAACCCAGGCCATGCAGAGAGCCGCGGACATGGCATCTGTCATGGGCATCGATATGTCCATGGCCATGGAGTCCGTTGCCGGTGCCGCCAAGGGTAACTTCACCATGATGGACAACCTTGGTGTTGCCATGAATGCCACCAACATTGAAGCCTATGCCCTGGGTAAGGGTTTTGACTTCTGTTGGAACAAGGCATCCCAGGCAGAAAAGGCCGAAATGGCCATGATGATGTTCCTGGAAAATACCGAGCAATATGCAGGTAATTTTGCCAGAGAAGCGACTCAGACCATAACCGGCTCCATTGGCCTTCTGGAAGCGGCGGTTGGTTCCTTTACTGCCGGTCTGGGCAATGCCGATGCTGATATGGTGAATCTGACAGCGAATGTAGTAGATGCCTTCCAGGCTGTAGTTAACAATGTGGTGCCGATCATCGAAAATGTGATCACTGCGCTACCTACAGCATTGGGGGGCATTTTGTCTGCCGTGGCAGATCTGATTCCTAGTCTCATGACTGTGGTGACGGATCTGTTCGCCCAGGTTCTTTCGATGCTCATGTCGCTGTTGCCGCAGCTGATCCCTGTGGCAGTAGAAGCAGTCATGACCATCGTCAACGCTCTGGTAGAGAATGTGGCTCTGCTGGCTGATGCGGCTTTGCAGCTGATCACCTCTTTGGCTTCCGGTCTTGGTTCGGCTTTGCCGGAACTCATCCCGGCGGCAGTGGAAGCGGTAGTCACCATTGTGCAGGGTCTGGTGGACAGCCTGCCCCTGGTTCTGGATGCCGCCCTGCAACTCATCACCGGACTGGCAGAGGGTCTGCTCAATTCCGTCCCGGTCATCATCGAGGCAATGCCGGAAATCATCGACTCCATCATTGATTTCATTATCAATTCCATTCCGCAGATCATCCAGACAGGCATCCAGCTGCTGACCTCGCTGATCACAGCCCTGCCGCAGATCATTACCACGATCCTGACGGCGATCCCCAAGATCATCGACAGTCTGGTGACCGATCTGCTGAACTCCATCCCGGACATCATTGACACCGGTGTGGAACTGCTGATTTCCCTTATTGAGAACCTTCCGCAGATCATCAGCATCATCGTAACGGCAGTGCCGCAGATTGTCGGTGAGCTGGTCAATACCTTCGCCGCCAATGTTGGTCTGATCATTGCCGCCGGTGTAAAGCTGTTCATTGCGCTGATTGAGAATCTCCCCAAAATCATCGTGGAAATCGTGAAAGCGGTTCCGCAGATTATTGCAGCATTGGTATCCGCTTTCAGTGAAGGTGTATCCCAAATGAGCAGTGTGGGCCAGAACCTGGTTCGGGGCCTGTGGTCTGGCATCCAGTCCCTTGCAGGATGGTTGTGGAACAAGGTGTCTGCCTGGATTAGTTCCATTTGGGATGGAATCTGCAATTTCTTCGGAATCAGATCGCCTTCTCGCGAAATGGCTTGGGTGGGCGAAATGCTGGTCAAGGGCCTGTCCGGCTCCATTGAGGACAATGGTGATGATGCTGTCAGAGCAGCAGAAGCCATGGCCGGCGACATCAACGATGTGATGCATGGTCTGGCTGCGGATCTGTCCACAAGCCTGCCTTCGCAGATCGATGTGAACGGCAGCATCGGCACCAACGGCATTCCCGGTACTACAGCGGCACAGACAGTGATCAACATCTATCCTCAGACTCTGGATGAGGCGACCATCGACTATCTGTTCGTGAAATTCAATGCAAGATTGGGGGCGGCGATTTGAGAAAGTTCTATATGGAAAACAATCTGGGTGTCAGACGTGCCTTAAATGGCGAGTCTGGCATTTTTCTTTCCAACCCCACAGGACTGGGCCTTTCTCTGTCTCCCACCTTTGCGGATCTGCATAAAGGTTTCTTCCGGGCAGTCAGTGGTGAGTCCGAGCCTCAGACAACGGTGGCCTGTGATCTGGTGTTCATAGGAAACAATGCCTATGCGGATTACCGGGAGTTCGTGGATTGGTGTACCGCCTCGGAGGAACTGTTTCTGGTGTATAAGCCCTATGGCACTAAAGAGTTCTTCCGGGGCATCAAGCTGAACTACCTGACCAAGACGGAACTGTCGGACACACGCTGGCTGTCTGTTCCTACTTCCATGGCCTGCGTTACTCCCTGGTATACAGCAACCCCATCCCGGATGACCATGTCCTCCGAGGAAGGCAGTGTGCTTCGCTATCCCTTCCAGTATAACTCCGCACTGATCTACAGTTCCTCCAATGCAGGCAGCATGGCGGCAGATGTCAGCGCAGAAGGTCATATCCCGGCTGCTTTTGTGTTTACCTATGTTGGTGGGATTATCAACCCCAAGCTGATCCTCAAGGGAACGGACTCCGGCAAAGTCTATGGCACCTGTGCTTTGAACCTCACTACAAACAGCGGTGACACCCTTGAGATCTCCACCAAGTACGGCAACAGCTATGTGACCGTAACGGATTCCAACGGCAAGGTCACGGATGCTGTTGCCTATCTGGATCTTGCCTATAAGCCTTTTCCCC